GCAACAGTTCCCCCTCGTCAGAAACGTGCAGCAGCCTGACGATCGTCCGCTTGCTGATGGGCGCCTTCAGCACCGCCTCGCCCGCGGCATGGGCGACGTTGACCATCTGCACGTAGGTGGGTAGGTCCTTCCTCACCAGGACGTACTGTGCCGGTGCCTTGCCCTCTTCGGATTCCATGCGTCAAATGTACGTCACCCGCGCGTCCTTTTCATTCTTGGTCACCTCAATGACCAGGTCGGCGGCGTCCTTCACCCCCTCCACGTGAGTGATAACGATAACCGTCTTGAAATAGCGCTTCAGCGATGTCAGCAGCCTGTTGCAGGCCTCGACCCCGGCGTCATCGAGGGCGCCAAAGCCCTCGTCGATGACGAACATGTCGGTCTTGGGAAGGGACGAGACGTTGATCAGCGCGACCCTGATGGCGACAGAGGCGATCATCTTCTCCATGCCCGAGCCCAGCTCGATGATGCGGCGGCTGTCGCCGTAGTTGATGTAGACCTCCATCGAATCGCTGTCGTCGTCTGTCTCCAGTTCAACGGTAAAGTCGACGATGCCGTGGAGGATCTTGGCGACCTCGGCGTTGATGATGGGCAGCTGCGAACTGGTTATGACGCTCGGGATGCCCCTGCGTGAGAAGGCCAGGGTGATGAGCTCGTAGGCCCTCATCTTCTTCAGCGTCTCTTCACGCTTAGCACGTTCGTGGGCGTGCTTCTCGAGGACCATCTGGATCCTGCCTCGCTCCGTCGCCAGCGCCAACTTCTCGGTGTCGAGGCGACGAGAGGCAGCCTGAAGGGCATCGATCTCGGACCGAAGGGCAACCACCTCCGCGTTCTCCTCATTCTTGAGGGCCTCCTCGAGCTCTTCCAGCTTGGCGCGTGCGGGCTCGAGGCTGGCGATCATCGAGTCCAGATTGGTCTCGTGTCGCATCAGCTCGACCTTCTTGGTCGACGCCTCGACCTGCAGGCGCGAGTGCATCTCGTTCAACTGCTCGATCTTGTTGACCTTGTCAGCCAGGTTCTCTCGCTTCAGGACCTGCAGCGCCTCGTCGGCGCGCTGCAGCTTCTCCAGCGCCTGCCTCGCCTTTTCACGCTGGGGGTCGACCTTGTCCTTCAGAAGGTGCGCGTCCTTGATGAACTTACACGACGGGAACTGGTCGCCGCACGGCACGTCATCGAGTATCTTGAGGGAGCGTTCCTGTTGCTTCAGCGTCGAGGCTTCCTTCTCGTGGGCGTGCTTCAACGCGATGACGGAAGCTTCCAGCGTCCGGAACGCCTCCAGTCGCCGCTTCAGCTCGGGCAGGTTATGTTCCTGTTGCAGTTCAACGATCTTCTCGCTGCGGGCCACGATCTGGGCAATGACGTCCTTACCCGCGTCAATTCGGGCTGCCAGCTCATCGACCTGGCGGCTCAAGGCCTCAACGCGAGTGCGCTGCGATTCGACCTGTGTTCGGGTGACGGGCGTGAAATCCTGGTGCGCGGCGAGGGAACGCCTGAGCGACTCCAGTTGGTCGCGCAGCTCCGACAGCTTGCCATCCTTCTCCTCGATCTGATCATCGCAGGCCTCAATCTGCTGGTAGCACTGGGCATCGAGCGCCATCCAGTCGCGGTCAGGCAGCGACCTCATCACCGCCTTCGTCGCGTTGAGGTCGTTCTTGGCCATGTCGTACATCCGATCGAAGATGTCGAGGTCGAGGAACCGCGCCAGGATCTGGCGTCGCCGCGTCGAGCCCTGTGAGATGAACAGCTTGATCTCGTCCTGTGCCGACAGCGACGTTAGCAAGAAATCGTCAGCGCTACCGATGAGCTTGCGGATCACCTTCTCGGTGTCGTTGCGCTGCTCGCCCGCCAGGTCGACTGCCTCGCCATCTTCCATCCTGAAGACGTTGAGGGCGGTGCTGGCATTGACCTTGCCGCGCTTGTCCTCGTTCTTGACCGTCTGGCGCTCGATAACATAGTCGACACTATTGACGTTGACGATGGCGCGGGTATAGCAATAGGGCCTCCGGGCGTTGATGACGTGAAGGTTCTTGATCGACCCTCGGTCGGTGCTGTTGAACAGCGCGTACATGATGGTGCCGACGACCGACGACTTGCCCGACCGGTTGGGCCCAAAGATGCCGACAATGCCGTTCATACCCTCGAAGTTGATGACATTGCCCTCGCCGTATGCCAGAGTGTTGTCGAACTTCAGGTGCCGCAGCGACCACTTGGTGTTCCTGATAATTTCCTCAGCACCCGTCTGGGCGAGGTAACCCCTCACCAGCTCATGGACGTTGAGCCAGGTGTCCTCGTGCACACCGGCCTCGTGGTGGTATTCCTTGAGCAGTCTGACCAGCACGTCCGGGTTGCGCAGGTCCTCCTTGACGACCTGCGTCGTGCCTGAAGAAATGATGATGTCGCGGCGAACATGCTGGTCTGTCTTGAACGTGACCTCAGTCGCCTGCAGCGCCTCCTTGAGGGCCGACGTGATCTCGACGACGTCCTTCTGCGACAGTGAGTCGTGACTGTAGACGCGGAAGCGACTGCCCGGTGAGAACGTCCTCTTGGCGTACTGGACTGTCCCCGACATGTCACCCTGCCATTCGATCGTCACGTACGGCCGCGGGTTGGGCAGCTCACAGAACCTGACGTCGTAATCGTCTCGTCCGACGATCTCCCACAGCAGGTAACCGTGGACTGTGTCCTCGGCGTAGTTTTGCTGGACAGTCGACCCTGGGTAAGCTACCCACGGCTTCTTCGTCCTGATCCTGAGCTTGCTGCTCACTCAGCCCAACTCCTCGAGCACTTCCGCCCCGGGGTACTTGCCCAGGTCGTCCTTGTCAATGACGATCTCCACGTCGCGGTAGCCTAGAAATTGTGTCCTGTGAATGTCCCCCAACAGGACGAAATCATACCCCTTGAAAAAGTCGACGGTCAGACCGTCCTCGATCAGCCAGTCTGACTCCGTCTTGGCACCCCAAACGGGGCCGTGATAGCACGCGATGTTGACCTTGCCGGGCTGCGGCTTGACATGGGCCCACCCCTCCTCGTCGAACAGGCTGAAGATGCACCAGGTGTAGCCCGGAGAGAACTCATAGACGCCACTCTTCTTGTAGAGGTGGATCTTCGGATTGCGCAGCGCGCGGACGATGGGCGTCACCGCGTCCTGCCTCGACAGGTTGACCAGGTTGCCGTCGTGGTTTCCCAACGTCAGGTGGAGTTCGGCGGACGCCGCCAGCGTCTCAAGCCACCACGACATCATCTCGATGTACTCCGGGCTCAGGCCCGACGTCTTGGTGTGAAAGATGTCACCACCCACGAAGATGTGCTGCACGCCCTTTGCCTGGCATTGGGCAGCAAACGCTTCGAAGACGAGTTGATATTCTGTATGACGACTCAAACCGCGCCAATGAATGTCGGCGATGTGTGCAATTCGAATCACGGTCTAATCCCGTCCCTGAATTGAAGATCAGTGATCCTAATCAGTCTCATTCCATTTTCAACAAACCATCGATCCTGTTCACGATCCATCAACCACTTCTTGTGGATCTGCGCATCACGTTTTGTTCGACGCTCAGCAATCACATCGATCGGTCGGTCAAGGCCGTGCCAGTAGACGCCGTCGAGCTGCACGTAGGTGTCGGTAGGACGAACATAAAAATCGATGGACCATCAATCATTGACCCAAACGTTACGCTCAACGTTCTCTTGACCATATTGATCACAAAGATACTCATGCAAGGCGTCTTCAGGTGAAGACTTCCTATACGTGCCATTTCGCTTCATCGTTTGATGACATCTGACACAGGCCTCGGGTGTATTCCCTGGATTTTGCCAACTTTTTATTTTAGCCTATTAGCATGCCAGGCGCGCAATGACATCGACCTACGCTTTTCAGCTTCGGGCGTATGCGAAGCTTGCCTGGCTTTTTCAAGGCTATCAGATTCGATCAAGCGATTGTGTGTTGAACACAACACGCCTCCCGCTCGTTGAGCAGCATATTTGCACTTCTTCGAACAGAAGTGCAATCTTCTCTGTGACTTCTCAGTCACATGATCAGTGATCTTGAATTCAACTCGACATACATCACAACGACACACCGCAACGCGTCGAGGTTTCAAGTTTTGAAGTGGTTTGAGTCTACGTTCACGACGCGCTGATACGTCGCTGCAATCAGAGCGCACTCTCTTGCGTCGATACTCAATCTCAACACTAAGAAGCACTCTAGCATTATTCTACATCATGGTGTAGATGTAAAACCATGCAAGGGCTGTTCAAAACTAGACCGCCGTGCCACCTGAGCCGGCACGGACTAGCTTGGCAACCTCTTCGGCGCCACGGGCCAACTCGATGCCCTTGATGGTGGTGGCGCCGCCCTCGACGAAGCCCAACAACGAGGCGCCCGCCTTCAGCGCTCCCGCCAGGCCCTGAAAGGCAAAATAAAGCAGGAGCACCTTGTAAACGAGGCCCTTCGCCTTGGCGATCGCCTCCTTACCCTCTTCTTCCGCCTTAATCTCGATCTCATTAAGGGGTTCATCGCCCTTCGTCAATTTGATGCCCATCTTCCACAGGCCCAGGTAGACGGCATATGCCAGCCTGAAGGGCATCGCAAAATCGACAACCTTCTGCTCGAAGTGGTGAGTGACGTGTTCGGCCTTCGCGAAGATCTCAGCAGCGCCGAGAGCTCCCAGGGCACCTGCCAACTTGTGAAGGCCCTTGAACAGGAGCGGCAGGCCTCCCATGATAGCCAAGCCGATGCCCAAAACGCTGGTCACGCCCAAGTCCTCGTTCAAAGGTTGCTGTGGACCCTTGAGGTACTTGTCCTCCAACAACACGGCATAGATGCCGGACAGGTACTTGCCCTCACCCTTCACCTCGGCGGCCTTCGCCTTCTCATGGACAGGACCCTCGAGGTCCTGCTGCACGATCGCCAGCGCACCGCCGCTGCCCATCTTGCCGAGCTCCCTGGCGGCCTGTAGGCCGGAATCCATCTGGAACGTCTCGCCGGTCTGCTGCATCGCCTGCTTCAGGACCTGAAAGACCTTCTTCGCCTCTTCGGGGATCTCTCCCATCTTGCCCAGGCGCTCGTGGATCGCCTTGGCCCACTTCGCCGCCACCTGCTTGAACTGCTGGGTGACGTAGGCCGACAGCTTCCTGACGCCCGCCTTGACGTCGTCCCACAGGCCCTCCCGGATCATGTACTGTTCGACGAGTTCGTCGAAGATGATCCGCCGCAACTGCGCCTCAGTGATGGCGGGGCGAAGCCGCGCCTGGATCGTCCTCTTCTTCATGGCTGTACAGGATAAGTATCCCGTCACAATGCCAGCGTCGTCCTCGACGCGCGGCCCAAGCGAGTGCGAAACGCCGCTGCCCAGCTCAGAGGTTCCGCGGCGGCGAGCGCTTCCTTGAACTGTTCCCGGGTCGCCGTGCCGGGGTCTCCAAAGGGCCGCGTGTCGACCAGCACGACGTCAATGTCGTACTCGGCGAGCTTCTTGGCGATCTTGATTGTCTTGGTCTCCCACATGTCGCCATCGAGGGCGAGGGCCACCGGCGTGCCGCTGGCAAGGATCATGTTGAACAACGCCGACTCCTCGTTGAGGTCCGATCCCAACAGCGGCACCGCGTTGTCGCCGCACTTGAACATGTCGAACGTCCCCTCACAGATGACCAACCGCTGCGTCCAGTCGATGTTAAGCTCATTGAAAATGATGGGCAGCTTATCGAAGTCGGGGTTGTCATACTTGGGCCGCTTGAACTTATCGATCGCCCGGGCAACGAAGTAGTTGAGCTCGCCGTTGGCATCGAACGAGGGCACGATAACGCGCCGGTACCACCGTCCCTCGTCAGAGATGCCCAGCTTGAAGTACCACAGGTCTCGCTCGGTGAGGCCACGATCCAGGACGTAGCGCCAGGCGGCGCGGGCATCGGGCGAATCGGGGGCGGTCACCAGTAGCTTGAAGTCCTTGGGTAGGGCGATCTTCGGCTGTTCCTCGACGTCGATGACAAAGCACCGTCGGCCACGTTCAGCCTCAGGCATGAACTTGTCGCGGTACTCGACCAACCGTTCCACGCCGGCATACTTGCGGAGCAGCGGCGCCAGGGTATGGGCCCGCCAGCCGCACGTCCAGCAGTGGTTCCTGTCGTCGTCAACGCGGATCGCCAGCTTCTTCTTGGTGTGATCGCGGGGGGCACAGATCGGACACCTGACGTCAATGTTCTTACCGTTGCGGGCCAACTTGCCCGAACCGAACACCTGCTCGATGAACTTGACCTTCTCTGTCAGCGTTGCGATCGCCACTTTACGGCTGGACTGTACCACCCGCCGGGGCGGTTGGTTTGAGCGCCTTCCTCGGCCTCTTTGCCGGCGGCTGGATTGGACCATTGACCTGCGCTGCTCGAGCGATGACGTAGGCGTCAGTCGCATCGCGGGACCAGTCGACAACGGCGCCGCTCTTTTTCACCGGCCACCTCACGTGTTGCAGGTCGTGGGCGGCCATGTGGGCAAAGACCTGTTCCTTCTGTGGACCGCCCACCGCCGTCTTCTGCAGCTTGATGCCGCACAGCTTGCGGGCGTGGGGCGCGTTGATGTATTCTGGGTCCTGCTTGAACGTTCGTCGGGCGATGTAGCTGACGATACCGTTGAACCGCATCAGGGTCGTGATCGTCTGCGCGCTCGACATGCCAGACCTGAAGCCCATCAGCGGCTCCTCTAGAACGATCCGATCGACGTAAATGCCGGTCAAGTGCTGCTTGTCGGCGTCGTCGAACGATCCCCTGATCAGGTCGTCCATGTAACGCGACACCGCGTCGGCCTTGTCCCACAGCGTCTTGCACTTCGGGAACTCGATCCGGTCAAGCAGCAGGATGTGCGAACCCTTGCCATCGAGTTGCACACCAGAATCAATGATGCAGACGCCGATGGTCGAAGTGCTGACGTCAAGGCCCAAGATGATCGCCATGCCCAATTATGGCCCACGGGCGACGCCCGTAAACGTTCACATGCCTGTGTCGAGCAGAACGAGCGTCCCCACCGAGTTGATGCCCCAATTGTCACCGTGCAGCTCCTCCGGATTGAACTCACACTTGAAAACCAGGTCAACCAACGATGCATACCACTCGTTCCGCGGGTACAGCCTCTTGTGGTGACGGGCCGGGGGATCAGCATCGTCAGCGCCGAAAGCACCCGTGCTGTACCTGACGACGTCCTGCAGGTCATCCAGACCCCTGAGGCCCGTTGCACGCTTGATCGTGGCGTCCAGCTGCCTTCCTCTGAGAGGTTTCACCTTCTCAACAACGATCCAGGCGTGGTTACCCAGTGACTTCAGGGAGATGTCAAACACCTTGGGCACCGGAGCGCCCGGAGCACACCTGTGGATCGTCGCCTCGCTCTCGTTCTGCCGGTTACCATTGTGATTCTACGCCATCTTGACGACGAGGCCACCACCGACATCGAACGCTATCCAGCTCATGCCGGCACCGATGACCTTGGCGTGGAAGTCGAGGTATTCCTGTGCGTCGTCCTCGGTCTTCAGCGCCTTAAAGTGGGCCATATCAAAGGGCTTGCCCCGGGCTTCCCTAATGACCTTGCGGATGTACCGGCACAGCAGCTTCACCGCCATACGTATCCCACCCGAGGGCGCGAGAAAACGACTATTTCAGCAGCCCCATTGCCTTGAGCTCGACCTCAGTGATCACTTCTAGGGCCACACCGTGGGTCAGACACCAGGCCTCCGCCGCCTTCAGCTTCTTCTGGATGCGGGCCTGTTCCATCCGCTTCTTGGGCTTAATCTCGACGAGTCTCTTGCGACCATCGACGTGCTCAACGAGGAAGTCGGGATAGTACTTCCGCAACTTGCCCGATCGGGTGTTGCTGACGTACGGGATGCAGATGCCTTCATACTGGTAGGACGCCACCGACGCATCGGCGTCGAGGTGCTGCATGAACAGCAACTCCCAGCCCGACCTATACTCACAGTCGCCCGCCTTAGGCGACGAGTGGATGCCGATGTGATAGTGGCCTTTCCGCCTGCGGCGCTTGCGCCTGTTAGCCAAGCAATTCCCCCTCAGCAAACTTGCCCATGCGGGGCACCCGGTCGTAAGCATCGTCGGGCAGGTGCTTCAATTTTTCAGGCTTCACTGGCCTGGGCGGCTTCTCAGGCTTGTCATCGAGCTTGTCGTCCGGCTTCGCTTCATCGCGCTTGGCAGCAGCTTTCTTGGCCTTGTCGACGTCCTTGCCCGCTTTCGGGTCCTTCTTCTTTTCATCGTCGGTCCGCTCATCCTTGGGTCCCGGCAGCGTCTCCTTGCCCTCCATGCGACCCTTGGTCCCAGCGAACAACTGGAACCTAACGCCGCGACCAAAGTCCTGCTCGCTGGGTTCAGCGAGCCACCTGAGATCGCCCTCATAGACCAACGTGCTGACCTGCTTAGTGACGGTGAAGACCATCGTCCACATGTGCCGGGCCTCACCACGACCGACGAGGCTACCAGGACACATGAGCCTGTCGAGCGGGTAGTTGAAGTACGGGTAGTTGGTGAAACGAAGTCGGGCTTTCACGGGATGATTCCCCTCTCCCTAAGTACCTGGCGGGTGAGGACCAGGTACCGCGTGCCGCTCTGGATGCAGTACGCGTTGGCTGCCTCAGACTTGAGCTTGACCTTCTCGGTGTCGATGTACGTCTCGGGCTTCACTTCCCACATCTCCCGGCGACCATCCTGGAACGTAACGATGAAGTCAGGTACGCGCCAGGCACGTGCCATCGTTGGTTGTTGTTGTATCGGTAGGACACCCGCAATGGTTCATACTCATACGTCAACACAGACTGATCAGCGTCAAGGTGCTTCATCACTGCCAGCTCCCATCCGGACCGATAGTGCATTGCCATGCCGTTCTTGATCGACACATGGTCACCATTGCGACATCGAGTTTCATACGGCCTAAACTTGCCCTCGACGATGAGCCTCGTCTTGGCCTCCGACATCCTAGTTCGAGCTTCCTCAGAATGGCGCCGGCCGAACATGCCGTTCTTCTCGCCCTTAGGCGGGTTTGCCAACTTGGCCTGGTTGATCTTCTCGTGGACCTCGGGCGTGTGCATCTTTCAGGTATTGGCCGCATACTCCTCGGGATAAGCGTGGCACTAGGCACCCCAACACTTCATGTCGCAGTAATTGCGCTTGCTGACCAACGACGGAGGCTTCTCAATGTCAGCGCCACACTGCTCGCACTTGACAATAACGCGGTTTTTCTTAGGCATGAAATAGGTACCAGTACCACGCATCAAGAGATTAGCACAGCCTAAAAATCGACCTTGACCTTGAACAACAACCGGTCGCCGTGCCGCTTGATAATGGGCTGGGCCAACTGCGTCTTCATGATGACGTTGAGGTTGTTGTCGTGGAAATTCAGCCCAGTGATGTAGACGAACTCCTTCTCGGGGTCGTTGGGATAGGGCGACGGCGGCACCACCTTGAAGTTTGGGTTGGACGACGAGTTGAGCTGGTTTGCCGGCGCAATGACGTCGACCGTCATGACGTGAACGTTCTGCTCGCCCCTGAAGCTGATCTCGAAGCCCTCCTTGCCGATGAAGTACAGGTGTGGGCTCTTGATGGCGATGATGCCCTCATCATAGAAGATGGTGCCCACTGCATTCCACGTCGACGCGCTGGTGAAGCTGTCAGAACGGTAGACGGTGCCCCTGCCGTCGTCCCTGAGGGTGATGCCGACGGCGCCGCCTGAACCGCTCAAGGCCTGGTCCTTCAGCTCGAGCGAGCCAGGTAGGATGCGCTTACCGTAGTACAGGTTACTGACGTCGAAGAACGTCACCTGGTTCGACGATGGATCGCGGGTCCGCTGGAAGATCGTCAGCGGTGCGCCCTCCTGCAGGCCCGGGTCGAAGCTGCCCGAGGCAATGGACTTGTCGACGTCGGACACGTACTGCTGGAACGCCCGGCCCGGTTCCAGTCCGGGCTGCTCGGGAGTGAAGCCGATCGACTCATTGGTGTACGACCTGTCGCCGCCGAAGTCGGACCCAAACAACAGGGACGACGTCAGCAGCAACTCGTCGACGTTGATGAAACTGAGTTCCTCGAGGTTGAGGTCGTCGACCATGCTGCGCTGCGAGCTCTCCGATGCCAGCAGCTCGTAGCTGGGCACGAACAACCCGTCGTCGCAGGGCAGCAGCAGCAGGTTACGCCGGCGCACGAAGGGTTGGTCGTACAGGAAGTCATTGGCCGACCGCGCCTCCGTCGTGTTCATGATGGCAACGCCCGTCATGTGATGCACGCGTGGGAAGACGTTGGAGGCAAAGTCTCGTAGGAAGTTCTCGATGTTGATGTAGTGACCACCGACGCCGAACGACAGCGCCACGTTGAACGGGTCGTTGGTGGTGCCGTCGACCTCGAAGAAGGGCGTTTGCAGGATGCCGCCCACGTCTCCAACGAACCGCCGGAAGGGCGACTTCTCAACAAAAAACGGCGGCAGGTAGAATGCCGTCCAGTCCGCGTCGATCGACTTGGGACCTACTGATGCCGAAGCCTCAATGTCGACGTCGGTCATGTAGTAGCGCTTGATGGCCAGGTCGTGCACCTGGGCATTGAGCGGATGGTCGAACTGGTATTTCGTCGGGTTGGGCTCCTCGACGCCAGTCAGACCGTTGAGCTCGACCAGCCCATCGCGCAGGGCGGGGTCGGCGGCAAAGAAGAACGACATCGAGCCCGTGCCATGGTTGAAGCCGTTGAAGAAGTTGCCGATGACCAGGACGTCGGGGCTCGACGCTAAACCAGGTCCGTAAAGCCTGGGGGCGATGGTCCCGGACGGCACGACGAAGAAGCCCCTATCGGCGCCGTCGATGTTGAACGATCCCGTCCCCTCGTTGACCAGGTTGGTGCCCCACCTGACGACGACGTGGTGCCACCGGTTGTAGAGCAGCGAGTTGTCATCGGACAGGAAGATCAGGTCGTTTGGGTAGGTGCCCGGCTGAGCCAGGCTCGGCGGCACGCCCGCGCTGTGGCTCAACTGCAGTTGCAACCTGAACGTCAATGGTCGGCCGTTTTCATCCTTTGCCGAACCCGTCACCAGCGACAATGCGTAGGTCGACGACAGGTGGAAGATGGTGCCGGCCTTGAACTGCCCGTCGGCCTGGTCGGGCCTATAACACGGATTGATGTAGAAGTCGAAGCTAATGGCGCCGCTAGGCGTGTAAGTGCCGCTGACAAAGCCCTCGTGCAGGGGACCGCCGTCGACGTTCGGGTACAGCAGGCACGACGACGTGGGCACCGTCGACGACGTGAAAAAGTTGAGGCAGTTGTAGTTGGTGTAGGCCCAGTGCGCCGACGGGTAGACGGTACGGTAATACGTTGACAGTTGGTCCTTGACGATCAACTTGCGTAGTGTGTTGGACGTGAAGTCGAACGACGGCGTGAACCGGATGATCTCCAACACCTTCTGCTTCCGCGCCGACACACCCTGGCGGTTGACCTTCTGTAGAAAGTCCTCCAGCATGCCTGGAAAGGTGGCGCTGGCCGACAGGATGAACGTCGATGTCGACCCTGACACCCGGGCATAGCGACCCATGTGCTGCAGCGTGCGCAGCGTCGTCGTCAAATCAACATCGTTGTGGGTCGCCTCGACGAACGACGCCAGCGGCGCCATCTCCTTCTCGAACGGTGAACGCCTAGCAAAGACATGGACGGAGCCCGTCGAGCCCGCGGTGGAGCTCGACACGTAGTGCCGCATCGGGTTGGTGACGACAGTGAAGGACTCAACGTCCTCTGGGCCTACCTTGAAGAATGACATGCCGGCTGTCCCTAAGTACCCTACACCGACAGGTGCTGCTCGGTGATCGACAGGTAACCGATGCCGTTAGCTTCGCACCATGATTCGGCAGCACGACGTTTGGCGGCGTTCTGTACCGTTTCCGTCAGGCAGTCTGGCTTGACCTCAACCAGGAAGGTGCCGTGGGTGTAGGCGACCAGGAAGTCAGGCACGTAGTTGTGAACGCTGCCTTCGTACACGTACGGGATGCGAAAGGGTTCGTGTTCCCACGAGACCACGTCGGTGTCTGCATCGAGTATCTTAGCATATACCAACTCGTAGGACGACCGCAGGTAGGCGACCTTGCCTCCATTCTTCACACCGGTGTAGTGCTCGCCCTTGAAACCAATGTGTTTCCAGTTGCCATTGACGATCTTGTCAGATATGATGATTGAGATTTTTTCGCCCATAGCACGGAGGCGATGATCAGTTTCCTTTGTCTTCCCTGCGTGCCAACGAGACACAGTGTTCCAACCCTGAAGCTTGCCCAATCCAAATTGGGCATTATTCTCGCCACTATTGGCGCAGCTGTACCCGCAGAACCGTTGTTCCGACCGCGGGAATGGCACAGAAAACTCCTGCTTGCACCCCTCACAGGTCTTTACCACGTCAGGTTGCCGCGTCTTCCTGGTGCTCAGGAAACATTCGTAGGAGCAGTACTTTGCGTCGTCCTTGTACGACTGCGTCACTTCATAACCATTGCCGCAAGCAAGGCACTGCTTCGTCTCACGTGTTGTCAGAGTCTTGGAGATCGCCGTCTTGGCACACTCCATGCCGCAGGTCTTCTGCCCACGAAAACGATAGGCAACAGTGAAATCACAACCGCACGTCTCACAGCGCTTGGTGACGGGGTCGAAACGCTTCGCGTAACAGGCGTGAGAACAGTACTGCTTGCCTTTCTTGGAAGATTGAAAGGACGTGCAGCACTTCTTGCAGGTGTACTGATGCATAGCGCGAAAAGTACACCGACGCTGTCCGACTGTTTTACCAGTCGAGAATCAACCTAGAAATCCAACCGCACACGAAACGTGAGGTCGCGTTCGGGCGACTTCTCGACGGGCCGCGACAGTTTGGCCACCGCCAACAGGTTGTCGTTGGCATCATACATGCCGACGCTGGTGACGAAGGTGAACGATTGCTGCGTATCCTCCTGGCCAACGTCGATGACCTGAATGCGGTTGTCGATGTCGGTGAAGGTCGGGTTGGACGAGTAGTTGAACTCGTCGGCCTGCGCCCGACAGAAGATCAACGTGCTGTTGATGTTGGTGACGTTCTGAAACGTGATGGCCGTCGATGAGCCCGAGCCGAACCGGGTCGAGGCGATGTGGTCAACAATGTTATCGATCGAAGCGCTGACGACGAAATCCGGGATCAGCTTCGACAGGAACTGGGTCTGGGTGCCCAAGGCGCCCAGGGTGATCCTACCGAGCGGGTGCATGGCATCGATGCTGCCCGACACGTACTGGCTGGCGCTGGTGACCTTCGCCATGTCCAGGACGACGATGCCCCTGTCGTAGAACATCAGGCCCACGTTGCGGGCGGTGTTGGCGGAGTCGACCACGTTGCCAACCTGACCGCCGAAGGTGGTCAGCTTGTTGGTGGCGGCGCCGATGTCGGTGTAGATAGCTGAACCCGATGTCGACGTGACGTACAGGTTGGGAGGCTGAGGCTGCGTCTCAGCAGCGTCGGTACCCGTGGCATTAAAGTTGATCGACGCCGTCTGGAAGAACTTCATGGCGAAGGTCTCCCGCTTGATCTGGTCCCTGGCGAACAGGCGCTTGAAGGCGATGAATAGGGCCACATCAATCTGGTCGCTGACGTTCGATGAGTCGAACGGGGCGGTGAACGCCTGCGTCGAGTCGCCCAACAGCGCCGAGGCGAACTGCCGGTAGATATCCATCTTCTCGCGCATCATCAGCGACGAGCTGGGGAATAGTTCCTTGCCCGCGGCGTCGGTGCCCGTCTTCGACGTGGCGACGGTAGTACCGTCCGGGAACAGGCCCACCGTCATGTCGAGGACCGGGTTGGCGGTCTGCAGGGTGAAGTCCTGGTCAAAGATCGTCTGGAACAGCGAACTGGTGACGCCCGGACCCACGCCGCCGGTGACGAAGACCTGGTACTTGCGGCGCGACACCGAACCGCTGATGTCCTCCTGGAGGACATCAATAAGCTGGTTCAGGAACGAGCGCGCCGTCTTGATGTCGCTGGGGAGAATCTCTTTGAAGATGGCGATTTTTCTACCCTCCGAGTTTGGAAACGATGCCAGCGTAGTCACCGCTGCTCTGGCTCGCCAGGAACTCCTTGTCTGTGATTCTAACTAGTCTCATGCCCTGTGAAAGGAACCACCGATCTTGTTCCCTGTCACGATCATATGCCTTCTTGCCTTTTGGGTGCAACTGATCGTATGGCTTGTCTAGTCCATGCCAAAACTCTCCGTCCAATTCGACATAAACATCCAACGTCTTGACGTATGCATCGATCAACCAAGGCTTCCGACCACCATGATTTACTGCTACTTGGTGCTCAACATTTTCAATGCCAAAACGTGCCCGCAACCATTCAACCAAGAGATTCTCGGGCGTCGATGTAATCCACGAGCCTGTCCTCTTTGCTGTCGTCCTATACCCCTTCTGACCCGCCTCACTCAGGTGCAAGCGGTTTTCAGGCATCGCCAGTGGGTCCTGTCCAAAGCGCTCCTGGACCGTCAATCTGCGCTTCGCCTTGGGTGCCGAGGCCCGCAATGGGTGATCAGCACCATGGCGATCCACCATCGTCTTTCGCCATTTGGAAGCGATCTCTTCGTTGTGGTGGATGGGTGCCGCTGTTCCAAACCGCTCAAAGCGGGTCGCCAGCATCTTTTCGCTGGCACCCTCGACCTGAGATGGGTGCGACACCCCATGACGTTCCAGGTTGGTCGACATTCGCTTGGCGGCAAGCGCTCCAAACGATCTAGACTTCTTGGCACACGCCTTGCAGCAAAACGTCAATGCACCACTGGTTGTATGCGTTACCTTGTGAGGCGTCCTGTGTTCGCCACCACACTCATCACAAGCGTAAACATCGACACGTCGTGTCGCCGTGTGTCCCCAACGCCTGTTTACGTTCTCCTCTTCA